CAGCAGTATGAGAAGACACCCACGGAAGCATTGGAGAAGGAGATTGCTAGGTGTAACAATATCCAGATGGCGAAGAAAATATCCCTTAATAGTGCCTATGGTGCTATTGGGAACCAGTATTTTCGTTACTATAAATTAGCAAACGCAGAAGCGATTACTCTTTCTGGACAAGTTTCTATTCGTTGGATAGAAAATAAAATGAATCAGAAGATTAATCGAATATTGAAAACAGAGGAGGTTGATTATGTTATTGCTTCAGATACTGATTCCATCTATCTTAATTTGGGTCCTTTGGTTGAGGCTGTATACAAGGGCAGAGAGAAAACTAATGAGAGCGTTGTTGGGTTCCTTAACAAGGTGTGTGAAAATGAATTTGAGCCTTTTATTGAAAGTTCTTACCAAGAATTGGCAGATTATGTAAAGGCATACGATCAGAAGATGTTCATGAAACGTGAGAACATTGCTGAACGTGGTATCTGGACTGCTAAGAAAAGATACATTCTAAACGTATGGGATAGTGAGGGTGTTCGATATGAAGAACCTAAACTTAAGATGATGGGTATTGAAGCAGTCAAATCTTCTACACCAGCACCTTGTAGGGCAATGATTAAGGATGCTCTTAAACTTATGATGAATGGTACTGAGGAACAAGTAATTGATTTTATTGAAGAATCGAGAACAAAGTTTAGAAAACTTCCACCTGAAGATATCGCATT